GGTCTATAAGACTGCGGCGGAGATCGATGGTGACATGTCGGGTGACCTTGCAGACAAGATGAAACTCGCATTAAAACACTTGCCAGAACTTGGTATAAAGGGTATAATTCAGGGTGACTTCTTGTTTTCAAAACCAGATCTCAGCACCGAGACTATTGAGGGTCAGAAGTATGTGACCTTCCACCCCAACACGATTATCTATGCTGTACCCTACGATCAGGCGGATGCACTGCGTAAGGCCAAGATCGGTATCGTATGGCACACCACCTACACGGGTAGTTCGTTTGATACACTTAAAGCATCCTATGGTGTTGATGTATCTAAGTTCAAGAACTCCGCAAACGTCTGGTCACAAGACGCCATGTTGCGTGATGTGTCTGGTGCGACCATGAATAAGAAAGAGACTGCCGAAGTGACGAAGCATCTGTCCGATGCGGGTAAGATCTTCAATAAGATCTCCGGTACGACACTACGTGAGTTGGAAAGAAACGATGAACTTGCCAAACTGATCGAACAATATAATAATACATTTGTACGGGCTCAGACGGTTATCCCTGACAGTCGAAAACACGTGACTGGATTGCTCAAGTGGTTGAACGATAAGTTTCAGAAAGAGATGGATAAGAGAAGTACCGCAGCGGGTAAGAAGACCCAGCAGGACAAACTGGATGCACTCATGAAGTTCTTCTCTCCGAAGAACAAAACTAATCTGGTTCAAATGTTTGATTTACAAAAAAGTATTGTTCTTGCGAAGTTAAAACTTATAAATAAACTTAATAGCATATCTTCATATGACACTTTTGTTCAGACTAAGAAAGGTTATAAGGTTAGAACGGGTGCAGAAGGATTTGTTGCTATTGACAAATTAGGTGGTGATGCGGTCAAGTTGGTTGACCGTCTAGAATTTTCGTACAATAACTTCAGTCCTGATATACTGAAGGGATGGGATAAACCGAAGAGGTAAACATGGCTAAACCAATGAGCCTAAAGACATTCCTGAATGTGGATTACACCCAGACGGGCGATCCACAACAAGCGTATAACGCAAAGAAGCGCAAGCGAGATATCGGTGCGGGAAGTGATGCTGAGTATGCATCAACGAATCCCCCGAATCCCAAAGAAGCACTCAACGTACAACAACGTATGAAGTTGTCTCGTTCTCTTAAAAAGAACAAAGCAAAGATTGCAATGGGACGCAAGCGTGCGGCCCGTAAAGTTGCCAATATAGACACTCTAAAGAAACGTGCACAGAAGCAAGCACGTAATCAGTTCCTCAATAAGATCACCAAAGACGTACCCAAGGACGAGTTATCTTTAAGTCGTAGACAGGGCATTGAGAAGCGTCTAGATAAGATGAAACCCAAGATCGACAAACTTGCACGGAAGTTGCTTCCTCAAGTTCGTAAGGGTGAACTTGAAAAGAAACGAGGTGATCAAAAGAGTGATTAAGAATTTCAAATCCTATCTGGTCGAAGAGGCTAAAGAGGTTTATTTTACTTTCGGTAGAATGAATCCGCCTACTATCGGTCATGGGAAAGTATTAGAGACTATCGCAAAGAAGGCTGGTGGCGCTGACTGGAAGGTCTATGTGTCTCAGTCTGTTGGGCCTAAAGATCCTCTCTCATACTCCGACAAGGTCAAACACCTACGCAAGATGTTCCCCAAGTATGGTCGCAACATCATGGTTGATAAGGGTGTCAAGAATGTATTTGATATCGCTGCCAAGTTATACGATCAAGGATACAAACGAATCACTATGGTGGTCGGGGAAGACCGTCTACGTGAGTTTGAAGTCCTACTGAACAAATACAACGGTAAGAAAGCACGCCACGGGTTCTATAATTTTGAGTCGATCAACATCGTCTCGGCTGGTCGCAGAGATCCTGATGCGGAAGGTGTTGAGGGTATGTCTGCATCCAAGCAACGTGCCAATGCCAAAGAGAACGATTACCAATCATTTACTCAGGGTGTTCCCAAAGGTATGTCCGACAAGGACACTCGTAGGTTGTTCAACGATGTGCGTAAGGGTATGGGTCTCAAGGAAGAGACCTCGTTCAAGCGTCACATTGAAATGCCTACTGTTTCCGAAACAAGAGAACAGTTTGTCAAGGGTGAACTCTTTGAGTTGGGTGATACTGTTGTTATCAAAGAAAGCGAAGAGGTCGGTATTGTATCTCATCTGGGCGCAAACTACGTTATCGTAGAGTCCGGTGATCGTAAGATGCGTAAGTGGTTGGATGCGGTAGAACTGGTCGAGAAGAAGTTGACCCCCGCTGAGATCAAGAAACGCGAAGAGATTGCGAAGGCAATGGAACGCGAGAACCCCGACATGCCGATGGACAAGAAGATGGCCATCGCGACTGCTACTGCTAAACGAGTTGCAGAGAAAGCTGCGGTTCAAGATCCCGATATCAAGGACAAGGAAGGAACGCAACCCAAGAAGTACTATGCGGGTCTGAAGAAAGGAACCAAGGACAAGAGAGACGCACATTTCAAGAAACATGGCAAGAAGGCAGACGATGATGACTCTGCATACAAGCCTGCTCCTGGCGATAAGGGTGCTAAGACCAAACCGTCCAAGTACACCAAAGCATTCAAAGACATGTATGGAGAGAATGCTGGCGAAGAGGGTACGGATAAGTTACTGAAGAAGTACAAGAAAGATACTCCTCTAGAAGAAAGAATGACGTATATCAACTTTGACAATCCCGTCTTTGGTGATATACTAGACAAACTAGTCAATGGTTCTATGTACAAAAAGGTGATCCGCAAGTACCTAGATGCTAGACGCAAGAATCCTAATCAGGGACAAGCACTATTGACCAAGACTGCCCGAATGTACGGTCTTCCTCCGAAGAAGACTCAGAACGTATTCTTCAAACTCTTGGACAAGGGTGCGTTACCCAAGCATCTTGACTGGCGTGGGCCGAAGGTCGAGACCAAAGAAGATGCTGTGCAACAAGCACGAGATGCAATCGCTCGCGAGAAAGAACAAGACAAAGCGAAGCATGATCGCATTCTAGATCGTGCGCGATTGGCCCGAGCAAAAACAAAAAATAGAGAAACCAAATGAAGTTATACGAAGCAGATGATGCCCTGAAAAAGAAAGCAGATAAGTCTGGTATCTCTTATGGTACTCTGAAGAAAGTTTATAACCGTGGTGTTGCTGCATGGAAGACTGGTCATAGGCCAGGCACTACCCCTCAACAGTGGGGTTATGCCCGTGTCAATGCCTTCATAGTCAAAAAGAAAAAAGGTGGTCTGAACCACGATAAGGATCTCGCATGAAATCATACTGGGACATAGTCACAGAACTCAAAGAGGGAAAGAATGATTACCCTCTGTATCACAAGACCTATTCCGGTGCAATGAGTGCTGCATACGCATTCGCAAAGAAGAAAGGGTTTGAGGTAGACACGGACGATATTGATAGTAAAGTGGCAATGGGGCCTAAGAAACCGTCCAATGGTAAGACCAATAGTTTTACTCTCAAGTTAGATGGTGAGAAACGCAAGATGCTTGCCGTACAGGTCACAAACCTTGATAATAAACGATACGAACTAAACGCATACATCACTTAGGACTTAGGATGAAAAATCTATCACAAATCACTGAAGCGATTGACTTCATGAAGACAGCCAAAGCTCTGGAAGATTACGCCAAGAAGTCTGGTGGTATCGATAAGGAGTCTTTCCAGAAGGTTGCCGCATATGTGCGTGAGATCGGTAAGAACTCATCTACTATGGTACAGAACAAAGCATTCACGGCGATGAAGAAGTTTATCGGTGGTATGGACACTGATCCTCGTGATGGTGTGTTGCAGATTCTACAGAAACATGGTATGTTCAAGAATGGTCGTTTGATGCAAGAGGCCGTCTCTCCCGCACAAGAAATGAAAGAAGACGGCCATAATGATGTAGAGTCTATGAAGAATAAAATCAAGACTGCTATGTCTGCACTTCAAAAGATGAATACAGAACTTGGTAAATTAGGTGACCAAGACTCTCTACCAACGTGGTGGACAAATAAAGTTGCTGTTGCGGTTGATAAACTTGACGGTATGGCAGACTACATCGACACTCAAGTTGAATCTGTCGATGAAGGTCTCAAGGTTGGGGATAAGGTCAAGTTCAAGAAAGGCATCGACCCAAAGACTGCTAGAAGTTATGGAGACGCAATAAGGAAGTCTGGCAAGGTTGTGAAGGACTACGGTGATGGTGATGTCAAAGTAAACTTTGGTGGTAATAATGATAAGTCTGTTGATGCTAAACTATTGGTGAAAGAAGCAGTCTCTCCAGCACAACAGGCGGCAATCGCAATCTCTAAGAAAGAGAGAGGTGAGAAACCTAAGAACGAATGTGCTGATGAGGATGACTTCAAACCACACATGATGTATGACCCGAAGACGGGCAAAGGTTACAAGGCAAATAAGTATGCTGACCATGTTCGTATGGACAAGATGGGTTACACCCACGAAAAACCAACAATGAAAGAACGAAAGGTTGACCCTGCCGATGTAGATAATGACGCGACTGATGATGACCGTAAGGCGGCTGATAAGAATGTCGTTATGCAAATACGAAAAGCCGCGGATCTAGAAAAGGGATCTGATATTGAATTCAAGGATGGTAAGAAAGGTAAACTGTCTCAAGCGGATGCCAAGAAACTGACCAATATGTTCAACACCCTGAAACGACCCGCTGACAAAGAGAAGTTTCAGAAGGTGGTCTCCAAGGATCTTCGATCTGTCAAAGCCCTACTGAAAAGATTAGGACGATAGGATGGCAGACTCACATTATCTTGAAGATATGAGAATAAACCTCGTAAGAGGTTTGATTAAAGGTGCGTCTGTAAGAAACATCTTTGGAACGACAGGCGCTGTTGCAAATATTGTAACAACTGAGTTTAGAACACCGTGGGAAGTCGCAGGAGATTATGTGTTTCCTAGTGCCGCACTTACAATGTCAATCGTAAGCACACAAGCAGGAGACACTGGAATCTCACTACTCATCATTGGTCTCAATGCTGATTATGAGGTAATCCAAGAAGTTGTCACTGTGAATGGAACATCTGCCGTAACAACAACAAATCAATATTTCCGTATCAATGATGCTGTTATTACTGCTGGTAATGCGACTGGTGATATAACAATTTCTAATACGGGTGTAACATATGCTAAGATTCTCGCTGGAACAGGAAGAAATCAAGCATCCATATATACAGTTCCAAAGGGACATTGTTTTCTTCTGGAGCGTATTGATGCATTTTGCACTGATGCGAATGGTGGTAAAGCGGCAAGATTTAGAAACTTTGTAGAGTCTTCTAATGGACGAGACCTTCGTGTCGCTGATACCACATTCTTTGAGAACATGAATATTGTAAGAGTATCACCCTTTAAGTATGATGAGAAGACAGATGTTGCACTTCAATTGAGGTCACTATCTGGTTCAACCTTTGGTTCAATCTTTGCTGAAGGTGTTCTTGTTAATGAGTCACGAATCTAATGAGAACATTTAACGAACATTGTGACTGCGGATCAGAGTCAGATCTGGTAGAGAACAATATCTTCCGTGTGGGATCAGAGAAGTACTTTGAGTACTGGCGTGACCTACGCGAACAGTATCACAATGGTGAACTGCAAGTACAACCCCACGAGGTAGACATCATGGAGTCTAACCTTGGTGAGTTTGCTGAGTTCAATGGCGAGAATGTTGCGCTGGACTGCATCTTTGAAGCAGAGAAGAAACAACCAGAACTGAACAAACCGAAGGCGGGTGGCCCGAAGAAGTACTATGTGTACGTCAAAGATCCGTCCACAGGTAATATCAAGAAGGTGTCTTGGGGTGATACGACTGGACTCAAGGTCAAGTTGAATGATCCGAAGGCACGTAAGTCATTTGCTGCTCGTCACAAGTGTGACCAACAGAATGACAAGACTACAGCAGCATACTGGGCGTGTCGTTTGCCTCGTTATGCCAAGCAATTAGGACTGTCCGGTGGTGGGAGTTTCTTTTGGTAACCCCCTACAATGAACTGAAGGTGATTCATGGAAGTATCAGAACCTTCAGTAAAGATGTCAACGAAGAAGAGTTAGTCTGGCACAGGGATAAAGAAAAGAGACGAATCATTGTGCTAGAGGGTTACAACTGGAAACTACAGTTTGACAATCAAGAGCCTATGCAATTGATGGAACAACATAGTTATAGTATACCAGCAATGGAATACCATAGAATATTAAAAGGCGAAGGTGACCTAGTTTTAAGGATATATGACGGTCAGTGAAGATTATAAATGTATTGTACCGTGGTGGTGCTGGTGGTGAGTTTTTCGGTGGTTTGTTACAGCAATTAGATGAGGTCGCTGAGAAACCTTTACATAAGGAAAGGAATACAGAACGCTGGTTTCTGAAACGAGAGGATTACCAGTCACACGAGATAGAGGTGACTAGGAACGATCCTCGGAAAGTTCAGAAGCCTGAGTGGAACGAAAAACTTTGGAATGTTAGATTGGATCATGGTTACGGGTTTGTCCTCAACCAAGAGTTCTGGTCTGACTATCTCTGGAGTGATTGGGACGAGACAAAGACGATCATATTCATGCCTCGAAACAGAAAGAGTCTTGAATTTACAGAACGTCTAGCGAAACTGAAACTGGTGAAACCATCAGATCATGCTCAGGGTCAGGCCATGCTTGACGATGGGATACTAGATGTAGACCAGTTTTGGAATAGACCTTGGGAGTCCATGGCACATTACTTTCATGTGTACATGGAGACTATCCCAGATGACCATGACTTTCTAATGGTCGATCCGTATGAGTTGTTGTTTGACTCGACGGGGACAGTAAAAGAACTCGCTCGGGTGGGTGAGTATTTGGGGATGAGAATCCCAGAACATTGGCAGTATAAGATCTGTGAGTATCGATTAAAGAATCGCAGTCTTATAAATAGTAGTTAGACTTTATCTAAATGGGTAGTACTGAAACATGGCAACACAACGAGAGACAGACTCAACTCGACTAAATCGCATTGAAGAGAAGATAGATAAACTATCCGAAGCAATGATTAGTCTTGCACGGGCTGAAGAGAAGTTGATTGCCATAGAGAAGAACAACCATAACAACTTTGACCGGATGAATAGATTCTCCGCCAAGTTAGATGATATAGAGAAAAAGGTAGATGACAACGCGAGAACGGTTGCCATTATAAATAAAGTAGTGTACGTTATAACTATCGCCGTTATAGGTGCAATAGTTAAATACTTCTGGATGTAACGGAGACAAAATGAAAACATCTGATATCGAAAAACTAGGTGCTGCATGGGCCTCCGTGGTGAATGCTAATCTTGGTGAGAAAAAACTAGATCCTGTTAACGATAAAGAGAACGACAAGAAGTTCAAAGACCGTAAGGACAAAGACATCGACAATGACGGTGATGTAGATTCCTCAGACGAGTATCTACACAAGCGCCGTGCTGCTACCGATGATGCCATCGATGGTGGTAAGAAACCAGCAAAGAACAAAGATAAAGAAGAAGGTAACGCATTCACCAAAGCACTCAATGCTGCTAAGAAGAAAGGTGATGACGAGTTCGTAGTTGCTGGTAAGAAGTATTCTGTAAAAGAAGAAGAAGGTGACGAAGAAGAGTCTGACGAACCTAAGAAGAAGAAACCTTTCCCACCTAAGAAAGATGGTGAAGAGAAAGATTCTGAAGACAAAGGTGAAGAAGAGTCAGATGACGAAGAAGAGAAACCTGAAGTTGCTGGTAAGAAAGACGATAAAAAGAAAGTCGCTTCTAATGCCAAGACTGCTGAGATCTCTAAGATCGGTGAAGCAACCGAAGAGCTTCTAAGTATGTTCGAGAACCTTCTGGGTGAACGCAAAGAGACTAAAGGTGCTACCAAACCTGAAGGTATCATGGACAAGGAATCTCCTAAGTCTAAAGAGTTTGCCGATAAGCATAAGGTTGAGGTAAAGGACGAAGAAGAGACCCACGAGACTGCTGTTAAGGCTGGACAAGCAACTAAGGCTAAGTCCGGTAAACGTCCACAAGACAATCCCGCTGGTGATACCAATGTGGTCAAGTCAACTGAAGCGCCAGTCAAAGAAGAACACGAGAACTGTGGCACCGAAGATTGCTGCGGTGAGTGTGTCGAGACCATCGAAGAAAAGGCGATGGTAGTTGATGCCGCAACTCAGAACGGTTCTGTATCTCTTGTTGATATGGCACGTGCACACCTCGCTGGTGAGATGAAGCGCGACACCGAGAAAGAAAAGAAGGCCTATGATGCTCGTACTAAGGAAGCAAAGGCATTCTTAGAACGAATGGCAAAACGTCGAGGATATTAATATGACAATCAAAGCTCCAGCGTGGTGTTCAAACGCAGTTCCTACTGTACGTGGTTGGGAAGATCCGGTATCAGGTGAATTGTATTCATCCGGTGGATTCTCTCAGACGCAGATTGATGAGTTCTACGGTAAGACTGCAAAGGTCTTGACTGAAGTCCCTGAAGTGACTGCTCCGCAAGTCTTGACCGAGGCTCCGATTGGTAACAAGCCTCTCGAAGATATGAACAAGTTAGAACTTGAGGCGGTCAGTCGCCAATATGGTGTCGAACTTGATCGCCGTGAAAGCAAGAAGACTCTACTGGAAAAGACCAGAGATATTCTCTCTGGAAAATAATTTATGCGCCCCCGCAAGGGGGCATTTGAAATAGTCATATAAGTAGTTATATGATGAAACTCACCAAAGACAATGTAACGGTATATGCCGCTCAGAACTATCATAATCCTAGATGTATCGATAGTGAAGAGTTTTTTGAAGATCTAAAGAAGTTCAAATACATCAAACGATTACTTAATCGTTACCGTGATACTGGTGTATTATCTGAACGCCTCCTCCTCAATCATCTCATCGTAATATTTAATGTATTTGGTTTCGAGGCTGGACTAAACATCCTAGAACTCAAGATTGAACTTGAACACTGGGGCACATTAAAACCCTTTTTAATATTCCTCAACGCAATTAAAAATACCGAATATACCAATATTGAAATGGATACTTTGGTAGTTGAACGATTGCGTGAGATCAAAAACGTATAAATAGACATATGGGATTACTAAAAACAGCAGCAGACCTCGTATACACGATCCGGTTCCTGAAATTGTTGGTCACTCCGTTTACGGACACTGACGCATACAAGGCAGGTATCGTCGATGAGGACGGGAAGAAACGCAAGGACTTCAATACGAATAGTACTGATGACCGTGCAGCTTATCGTGACCATTACACCCCATTCCATCGACTGGTGTTCAATCTCAAGCGTATCATGGCGAAGGCGCCTGGCGGACAATCCGTGGTTGCACGGTATGGTGCCGCACTTCTATTGATCAAAGAACATGGTCAACTACCCAATTCTAAACTTATGCAGATTCACAAAGAGACTGGGATCGATATCCTTGATGTTCTCGCAGAAGATTCTCAGTGGTTCATGCTAGAGGACAAACAAATCGGGCCTGGCATATATCGTTTCAAGTACGACACAATCACACAAGACTGCGAAGATATTGTGAAGAAAGATGACAAGGTAAGGATCTTCGAGGGTGATTCCAA